TATAGAGAATATCCAGATTTGTTTGTGGACTTTATTAAAGGTCCTGAAAGTACTTTTAATTTTTATTTTTATCAAAGAATTTTTATTAGAGTAGTTATGCGTCATAGATATGTATACGCTACTTTCCCTCGTGCTTACAGTAAATCATTTTTATCAATGATGGTTTTAATGTTACGTTGCGTTCTTTATCCTAATTCACATTTATTCGTTACAACAGGAGGAAAAGAACAAGCGGCAAGTATTACTGTAGCGAAAATAGAGGAGATTTGTAGACTAGTTCCCGCATTAAGTAATGAAATAAACTGGTCTCGTGGAGCTTCTAAAAAATCAAAAAATGATGCGGAATATAAATTTAAGAATGGCTCTTGTATTGATATTCTTGCGGCAAAGGAAAGCTCAAGAGGACAACGTAGAACTGGTGGATTAATGGAAGAATGTGTTTTAATTGACCAAACTGCTCTAAACGAAATTATTATTCCAACAACTAACGTTAATAGATTATTACCGGATGGAACTAGAAATAAAGATGAGGTTGTTAATAAATCTCAAATTTATATTACTACTGCGGGCTGGAAAAATTCTTTCGCTTATAAAAAACTTATAGAATTACTAATTCGTTCTATTATTGAATCTAATGAAGTTATGGTATTAGGCGGAACTTATAATACTCCTATTACAGAAGGTTTATTAGATGAAAATTTTGTTGACGAATTAAAATTAGACGGAACTTATAATGAAGACTCATTTGATAGAGAATACCGAAGCAAATGGAGCGGCGATGTTGAAAATGCTTTCTTCTCAGCAGAAAAATTTGATAAACATAGAGTGCTATTGCAACCAGAATATGAATTTAGCGGAAGAAGTAGTAAAAATGCTTATTATGTACTTGGTATAGACGTAGGTCGTTTAAATTGTACGACAGAGGTATGTGTTTTTAAAGTAACTCCGCAAGTTCAAGGAGCTGCCTTGAAAACTTTAGTTAATCTTTATACTTTTGAAGCAGAAGATTTTGAAGCTCAGGCAATAAATATAAAAAAATTATATTATAAATATAAAGCAAGAATTTGTGCTATTGACGCCAATGGTCTTGGTGTTGGTTTAATTGACTTTATGACGAAAGCACAAATAGACCCAGAATCTGGAGATGAGTTACCTCCTTTTGGAGTAGAAGGCGGAACTTCAGAAGATGTTTTAGAAGCGTATAAAAAAATTAAAGGTCCTGGAGTAGAAGAAAATGCAATGTATTTAATAAAAGCAAATGCTCCAATTAATACTGAAGCTCATACTTATGTTCAAACTCAAATGTCTAGCGGAAAAGTAAAACTTTTAATAGATGAAACTCAAGCCAAGACAAAATTAATGAGCACAAAAGTAGGGCAAGCTATGGATACAGACCGTAGAAATGAATATTTAAAACCTTTTAATTTAACTACTATTTTAAGAGAACAGATGTTGAACTTAGTAGAAGAGAACGAAGGTGTAAATATTATTTTAAAACAATCTTCAAAAGGAATTAGAAAAGATAAATTTTCTGCTTTTGAGTATGGATTGTATTATATCAAGCAAGAAGAAGATAGAAAGAAAAAGAAAAAGTCACGAAACGTAGCAGATATGATGTTTTTTACTAATGGATAAAAAATTCAGGACAATTTTGGAATATTTTATAGATGAGAAATTAAATATATATAGAAAAATGCGGAAAGCATTTAAAGGAGGCTGAAAAATGAAAGCAAGTCGTGGAGAAATAAAGATTCATGAAATATTAGAACAAGCAGGATTAAACTTTGTTGAAGAATATTCTTTTCCGGACTTGATTAGCTCTACAGGCCGCCCTCTTAGATTTGACTTTGCTATTTTTGATGATAATGGAGATTTAGATTTTTTAATAGAATATCAAGGAATTCAACATTATGAAGCAAAAAGTAAATTTGGAGGTTATTCAGGTTTACGAAAGCAGCAGTACAACGATATGAGAAAAAGAGAATATTGTTATAAAAACAATATTATATTAGTTGCTATCCCTTATACAGATGAGGGAAGAATTAATTATGATTATATTATGAATGCATATTATTCGTTGGGCGGATATTAAAAATTGACAAATGTCAAATTTTATGTTATAGTAGTAAAGAGAGAAAGGTAAGGTGTCTATCTTTGATTAATAGAGTAAAAGAAATTAAGAGAAAAGGTTTTGAAATGAGACCTGCTAATGACACCATGCAAGATGTATATGGCGGAGATATTTTTAATCCACAAGATTTTTCAAAGATGAGAGTGGGTATAAAATCTCTAGAGAATGCGATTTTAGATATAGATAATTTAAAGAAGATAAATCCAAGACTTGCCGATAAAAAAGAAGTATTGAGAGCTATTGATAATTGCGATTATGCAACTATGAGAGATATTTCAAACTTCTTTTATAAGACAAGTGGTATTTATTCAAGATTATGTCGTTATATGGCATACTTGTATAGATACGATTGGTTGGTAACACCTTATATAAATTCTAATAATATAAATCAAGATAAAATTTTGGAAACTTTTCATAAAGTTTTATTATATTTAGATAACTTTGAAGTTAAAAAATATCTTGGAGAAGTAGCTTTAAAAGTAATTAGAAATGGTTCTTATTATGGTTACATAATTGAACAAAAGGATAAAGCAGTAATTCAAGAGTTACCATCTAATTATTGTCGTTCTAGATTTTCTGTGAATAATCGTCCAGCAATAGAATTTAATATGAGATTTTTTGATGATATGTTTAAAGATACTACTCAAAGAATTAAAATGTTAAAGTTATTTCCTTCTGAATTTCAAAAAGGGTATGTTGCTTATAAAGAAGGCAAATTGCCTGCAGAATTTCCAGGAGATACATCTGGTTGGTACTTATTAGAAACAAAAAATGCTTTTAAATTTAATATTAATGGAGAAGATTTTCCTGCGTTTATATCAGTAATTCCTACAATTATAGATTTGGATACTGCTCAAGAATTAGACAGAAGAAAAATGGCACAAAAATTATTAAAAATAATTATTCAAAAAATGCCAATAGATAAAAATGGAGATTTAGTTTTTGATGTTGATGAAGCTCAACAATTGCATAACAATGCAGTAAGAATGTTAGGAAAAGCTATAGGAATAGATGTATTAACAACTTTTGCAGATGTTGAAGTTGCGGATATGGCTGATAAAAATACTACAACTACAGTTGATGAATTAACAAAAGTTGAACGTACAGTTTATAATGAAGCTGGTGTTTCTCAAATGCAATTTAATACAGATGGAAACATTGCTTTAGAAAAATCTATCCTAAATGATGAAGCGGCAATGTATAATTTATTAATACAATTTGAATCATTCTTAAATGATTTATTAGCTCGTTTCAATACAACTCCAAAGAAAGTTTATTATAGAGTGCAAATATTGACTACAACAATTTATAATTATAAAGAAATGGCAAAATTATATAAAGAGCAAACTCAATTGGGTTACTCAAAAATGTTGCCGCAAATTGCTTTAGGTCAATCACAAAGTTCTATTTTAGCAAATGCTTACTTTGAAAATGACGTATTAGATTTAGTTAACGTATTTATACCACCTATTGCTTCAAATACAATGAGTGCAGATGCGCTTAAACAAATTGGAGAGGAAAAGGCGGGAGGCAGACCTTCAAAAGAATCTCAAGGAGAGTCTGTAACAGAAAAAACAATACAAAATAAAGAAAGTCAAAGTTAATAGGAAGGAAGAGATGAATGAGTTATCAATCACTAGCAACTATTGATTCTCCAGAGTTTATTAACTTACAACCTCTTGATATTAATCCTTTAATGTCAAGTTGTGAAATAAAAGTTTTATACATTGGAGCAAATCGTAACCAAAGCTACATTACAAAAGAAGTAGCTACAGATATGGCAAAGAGTCTTAGAGGCGCGCCAATCGTAGGTTATTATAAAGAAGAAAAACAAGACTTTGCAGACCATGGAGATAGAATCATTTTTGATGATGAAGGCATGAAATTTGAATGTCTTACAAAGCCTTATGGATTTGTAGCTCCTGATGCACAGGTTTGGTTTCAAAAATTTGAAGAACAAGACGATTTTGGAAATACTATTACTAGAGAATATTTGATGACTACTGGCTATTTATGGACAGGTCAATTTGAAGAATGTGCTTCTGCAGTAACTGCGGAAGGAAAAGGACAATCTATGGAATT